GCATGATACCTGCTCCTTCAGTATAATTGTAGGTATCATGTTCAAATGAACTAATGATAGGATTTATAAGCACATAGGCCGCAAACTTATGATCATTGAATCCAAATATAGTTATATCGCGAAAAAATGCTGGTTTGCCGCCACGAGTACTTGTAGGACCATCCATATAACTTTCGCCTATGTAGCCCCAGTCGTTAATTTCTCTATCTTGTGTGTAGATATCTCTAAAACCGTATGGATATGCTGATCCTGGATCCACACCACTGGCATTTGGGCCTAAACTGCCATTTGTAACTGCGGCATCAAGATATTTTTGACTTGCATCTTTGTAATAATATGCGTAATAATTGTACCAAAGCTCTCTTGCAAGGTCACTGGTATCGTCGTGCATTACACACGTGATTGGGTCATATTCGATTTGCGTTTGGACTTTGCGTTTTCTATTGTACTGATTCATAGTGTCAACAGAAAACTTATATGCAGGAAGTTTAACTTCCTTTACAAGCAGGCTCATGTTTGCAATATCTTGTGGTTTGAATACTGCCTGTAGTTGCGGAATTAAAGCAGAATTAATATTGAAAACAACATGAAATAAAAACTTACGTCGCGGAGAAAGCGCCGAATTATTACTTCGAAAAGTTTTACTTGCATGAGTATAGTCTCTTACAAAGTCGTTTCCAAAAAATCCTTTAAGAAGGTCGTCGCCAAAGCCCATAAGTTACTCCTCTAACTTAATTAGCCAGTTACAACGTCACCTAGTGTTCTTCCTACTGTAGATCCAACTCCAGTTCCAAGAGGTGTTTGTACTGCGTTATCGTAACGTAGTGAACACTCAATTGTTACAGGATCATTTGATGCATAGTCTAAGTCACCATAGTTTGCACTTACTAAGAAGCAACCGTATAGTTCCCATGTTTCGAGAACGTTAGGTGTACTTGTTCCATTACCACCATCTAGCACTTCACAACGTGTAATAAACTTATAGTCTATTCCTGAACTTGCTGAAGCTTGCTCTAATGTATCCATTTGCTTTTGAATCTGCTCTCCAACTAATCTACTTACATTTCCGCCAGCATCATCTCTAAATGTTGCTGTTACTGCATCCCATGTCTGCCTACCAGCAAGATAGATTCTGCTGTTATAGATAGGTACTTCGATTTCTTCAAAGTTAATAGTTGGTCTGTTGAACGTCATAACCTGTTTTGTTAATTCTGTTCTCGGTGTAGATACGCCCATGTTCTCAAATACCACCCGGTAGCGGTATTTTAGTTTTGGCATTAACAGTCCTTGAGTTGGACTTGATTGGTCTGATGCCAAAGGAACTGTCATTCTTGTTAGCGATGATACGGCCATTTTATAATTCTCCTTATTATAAATTTATTTATCTATTTTTGGCCACAAAAAAATGGAGCCGAAGCTCCATTTGATTTTTTTTATGGGTCTTACGTTACCGCTGCCGAACTTGCAACGTTACCAGCGGCTATCTCACCTGTGTTTTTGATTCTAACCGGTATGTAGATAAACTCAACAGCTTTCACTGGTTCAATTGCAACATCAACGTATAATTCGTTGGCGTCAATTCTAGCCGGTGTGTTGTTTGATGTATCACAAACCACCAAGAAGTCAAATATTCCACGCTTGGCTACAAGATCGATCATCAAGCTCTCAATTGCATTTTTAATCTCATCACGTGTAGTAGTATCATTTGGCTCAAATACAAAGTTCTTACCAATTGTTTCTAGTCTACCACGTATGAATGCAACTAATCTTGCAACATTTATTCTATCAAGGGCACTCTGAGTAAATGTTGTTTTATTACCGTAGTTAACTATGCCTGATCCAGGAATAAATGTAATTGGGTTAATGCTATTCGAGTATAATGTGTCTCTCAAACCTTGTCTAACCGCAGTTTGTACAAACTCACCTGTTACTGCATCTACATATCCAATTTGACTTGCATTGTCAATTGTGCCACGTCTTGTTCCTGCTGGTGCTAACCAAGGAAATGCAACATCATCATTACGTATTACAGTTCTCAACATCATGTGTGTTGCTGGTGCAACAACTGTTTGTCCTGACAGGTCTGTTGTTTGACAACTTGGATAAAACACACCAAAGTATGGATCAGCAGTTGTTAGTCCGTCTCCGTTAGCATTTGTTGCCCAATTTGTAATAGCAGTTCCTGTGTCTGGAGTACGCATTGGTAAGTCACTTAGAACAAAACCAGTGTTGTTACGCTCATTGTTAAGTGCAACCAAGTTGTTTGCTAGTTCTTCATAGTTAGGACAACATAGTAAGTTGAATATTTTTTGCTCTTCACGAAGTTCTTGTGTGGCATCAACTGATGCTTGCAGTGCTTGGACTACGATGTTTCTCACTGCTTTTCTACCAGCATACATAGCACCGTCTGTTTGGTTACCACCTGCGGTTACCCATGCATCTGTAACAGTTGGAAGTGCGCCAAATGTAGCAAATGGAAAATCAGTAGAATTAAAGTAATCTACTTTAAACTGCTTTACGTTAAATCCACTACGTCTTGTATTGTACACTATCATTCCAGCTGGATAAAGTGTAGGATCTGGCTTGTCTAAATCTACATAGTTACTTGTTAGCAAACTCTTAATTGTTGGAATGTCGCCTGTGATTGGATCTGTAGTTCCGTTACCTGCCCAACGCATATCAGCAAATAGTATTCCGTTTTGTCCAGTTTGGTCTGTGTTATCAATTTCAACCCATTGATCAACTGAATCTACACTTTGCCATCTGTAGATATCTGGCCACTCATCCAAGTTAGCAGTTGAAATCCATATGTCACCATACACCAATGCACTGTCATCGCTTTGCTTGGTTGGTGCACTAGCACTTATAATTGGACCGTCTGGGGAAGTAGTGCTTAGATCAAAACCTCTAGCATCACTAGTGACATTCTGATAGCCTTTCCATGTGCCACCGTCCTGTATCATAATATCAACTTCATCAGTTGCACTGTAATACCAGTATGTTCCATCAGCTGGATCAATACTTGGAGCAGTCGAACTTGCAGTGTACACTGGTGTTGTTCCAAAGCCCAATGGAATCCAGTTACTTAATAGTAAGTCACTTGAGTTACCAGCTCTAACCTGTCCAGTTGTAATTGTTGTTGCAATACCTGCATCTGCTACTGGAGTTCCACTTGTGTCTTTTAACACAATTATGCCACCTTGTGTATGCTCAATTTGAATTGCGCCTGTAGACAAGACTCTAGCAGTTGTGTTTGGAACATTTGCGGCAGTAAATGCAGTAACAAAATCAGCGGCAGTTGTTCCGCCTAGTACCGCAGTAGCAACTGGTGCAAGGGTGTCGTTGTTTTTTAAACTTGCTTGAATTGTAAATGTTTCTGCGGCAACAAATGTTGGTGTTGTAGTGTTACCAGTAACAAGTGTTGCACCTGTTGAATATCTTTGAAATATTTTCGCAGTATAAGTATCGTCTTCTGACACATCATATTGTGAATACAATGAACCTGTTGCAATGTTTAATCCGCCACCTGTTGGATCTAATGCTTTTAATGCACTTTGATCGTTTTCATAAAGTGGATTATTAATTGTTGTGAAAGAATCAGTTGCGGCTTCGTATTCTTTTACAACTAGATTAGCACCAAGATTTACATTGTTGGTTTTGAACCAAATTGATCCTGTCGGATGCGGCTCTGTATCAAAGCTCTGCCATTGTGGATTGCTATAGTTTGGACCAAAGTGTACAACTGGAGCATAATAAGGCTTGTCGCCTCTTGCAGTACTTGTTGTAATTCCAAGTTCAGTTAACAATGTAGAATTGTTACCATCGTCAATCATTACAATTCCGTTTCCGTTGTCTGTTGAACCATCGTTGGCTGCAGTTCCATCTGCAAAAATTTGTAATTGATTGTTTGAATTTACTGTTGCACTTACACCAGTAATACTTGCAGTGTTGATATCGCTTGCCATAGTTGTTACAGTTGTGCCACTTGCAGTAACTGTCACGTCATTTATGGTCATGCTATTTCCAGCAGTGATTGTTGGGTTTACGGTGCTTGATACTATTGGCCATGAACTTTTCCAACTATTACTTCCGACTAACACCCATGTGTTTGCATCAACACTAGCGGCAGTGTTTCCTGGTGTCTTAAAGTAAAGTGGATTATTTGTGTTTGTTACATTAATAGCATAATCACCGATTGTACCAATACTTGCTAATGGTACTCCAGAAGCTACACCACCTACTAAATCTGCAGTATTTGTAATAACAGTTGGTATCTTGTTTGTAAACACGTTTGTTGTTGCTGACCATTCAAATGCACCAAATGCACTAACACCAGTATCAAACCAATATGTACCATCTGCTGGGTCGCCGGTTGGACGTGTAGTTGTTGCAGTCAGTTGACTGAGATCAATATCTGCTCTTTGCACATATGCTCTGTTACTAATTCCTAGTGCAGAGTAGGCTGCAAGTAAACCATATTCGTTAAGTTCGTAACCGTTGATACTTGTTCCTGCGGCTGTACTATAAAAGAATGGATTACCAAATGTTGCGGCTAAGTCTCTCTGTGAAGTGATCAAGTAAGGCTTGTTTGCATTTGCCGCTGTTGTGCCTGCGGCTACTCCGGTTCCTGTTCCGCTAACTTTGTTTTGTGCAGTTGCTATCAAAACAAACGGTACTGAATTTGTTGCGGCTGGTAGATAATTACTTTCGTCAATTACGGTAACTTCTACGCCTGGTGATGTTAATGCCATGTTATTGCTTCCTTTTGAATGCTTTTAAATCTCTTAATGATATTTATAAGAATCTGCCAAAAGATGCCGTAAACACTGCCCTTTGCAAAGGTTTGCTTTGCTAAATATCCGTATGGACAGGCCTATTTGTAATGCATGTAACCGTCGTTTTGTAGCAATAAACTATATCAACGAAGGAAAGACACACTATCGCAGTAGATGTGACAGTTGCACACGGAAAAATCGCAAGGCAAAGCCTCCAGTTCCGCGTTGGCAACTTGATGGTTACAAAAAGAAAAAAACATGTGATCGTTGCAGGTTTATTGCTAAAAGCGGAGCACAGATATTAGTATATCATATAGATGGTAATCTTAAAAATACTAATCTTGCAAACCTTAGAAGTGTTTGTTTAAATTGTAGTGTAGAAATAACTAGATTGGATCTACCCTGGCGTGTT